GATGAATTTTTTACATCGAGCAGTTACCAAGATGATAATTTTGAGAATCCGCCGAGCGTTTTTATTGATGGGTTGTTACTTACTTATAAAGTATCGACTGATAGAAGATATGTTGAATTTAATTCAGAATCTAAAATAATATATATTAAAAATGGAATAGTCCAGTTAGGTGAAGTTGTTCAGATATTTTTATAACCAAACATACAAACATGAAAATTTTAGTGCTTACGCAAAAGTTCAGCGGATGCGGTTACCATCGGCTTATGCTTCCCGTTTCATTTATGCCGAAAGAATATGGCAGAATTACAGACACCATAACGGAAAAGGAATTAGCAGAAAAAAAATATGATATTGTCTTTGTCAATCGTGTATGGGAAAAAGATGATTTAATTGAACTACGCAAAAAATATGGGTTTAAGTTGGTGGTGGATGTCGATGACTATTGGATACTTAATCATGACCATTTGATGTTTGATTCGTTTAATGCTTCCGGGTTTGCTTCAAAGCTGATAAGGTACATGAGAGAAGCGGATTTAGTTACCTGTACTCATTATAGATTAGCCGAAGCTGTGGCGGTACATAATCCTAATGTTTTGGTAGTACCTAATTCGATACCTTATGGTCAAGGGCAGTTTAATGGTGAGCGTGTGGCTACGGATGCCGTAAAGATATTCTGGGCGGGTGGCATTACGCATGATCAGGATTTAAAGATATTGGAAGCGCCTATGAAAAGAGTTGAAGGTAATGTACAGATGGTTTTAGGTGGTTATGCCGATTCAAATGAAACGGAAAGGTATTATTGGGGGCGCATGGCTAATTATTTTACAGCGGATAAGCGGTTACCATATACTTTAATGCGTGGAAAGGAGGTGTTTGATTATTATGAGCTTTTTAAATATGCTGACATCATGCTGATACCTTTGGTTAAAAACAACTTTAATAAGTACAAGTCAAATATCAAAATATTGGAGGCGGCCGGTAAGGCGGTGCCGGTGGTAGTTAGCGCGGTGCATCCTTACTTAGACTTCCCGGATGATGTGGTTAATTACGTACACGATAGGGTCGACTGGAATAAGCATATTAACCGACTTGTAAATGATAAGGAGTTACGTGATGAGCAAGGTGCGAGACTGCATGAATATTGCTCTAAATATTACAACTTTAACGAAATAAACGAAACAAGGCGAAAGTCTTTTGAGGCGTTGCTTTCATAGTAAAATGGGGAACTTTTTTACCCTTATGTATATATGGGTATGAAAAGTCCGATCGAATTATTACAAGAAGTTAAAAAGCTGGTGTTTCAGGAAGAAACAATGCCAGCTCCTGCCTATTCTTTGGAAGATGGCACTAAAATACTGATTGATAAGTTAGAGGTTGGCGGTGTTGTAACATTGGAAAATGGTACACCTGCTCCTGCTGGTGAACATACTCTTGCTGATGGAACTATGGTCGTTCTGGGTGAGGGTGGTGTGATTGCAGAAATAAAGCCGAAAGAGGTTGAAGAGCCGGCCATTGAGGTTGAGATTGAAAGCGCGGAACATGATAAGAAAACCGACATGGAAGAGATGAAGGAAAAGATTGCAAAGATTGAAGAGGAGTTAAATGCCGGTAAAGATAAGATGAGCGCATTCGAGGTAGATTATTCAGCATTGAAAGAGGCATCTGCAAAAGCACAGGAAGGTTTACAGGCATTGATTGCTTTGGTTGAGACTTTGGTTAATGTTCCTTCACAAGCTCCGGCCGAAGTTCCTAATGGTTTCAAAAAACATTCAGCTTCTACAAAAGAAGATAAAATTCGTTCGTATTCTCAATTCGTTTCACAATTTAAAAAATAACAAAAGATGGCTTTTTTAGTAACAGGCCTTACGGCTTACACAGAACAAAACGAGCAGCAGCTCGTAACTGCTTCGCTGTTTGAGGCACGTACTCAACAGCTGATCCTTTCCGAAGGTAACGTAATGACAGGTGTGAAATCCTCTCAGACCGTTAACCGTATGGATACCGATGTATTCTTCCAAGATGACAGCTCATGCGGATTTGCTGCTTCTGGTACAACTGAGTTCACTCAGCGTACTTTGACAGTTGGTAAAGTAAAGACTCAAGAGATTCTTTGCCCTAAAGATCTGGAAGCTTATTATTTACAAAAGGCGCTGCCTGCTGGATCTAACTATGACAGCATGATTTTCGCTCAAGAATATACAGGCCGCAAAGCTGGTAAGATTGCCGAAGCTCTTGAGGTTGCTATTTGGACTGCAACTGGTAGCGGATATGGCGGAACAAACGGACTTTTAAATAAGTTCAAAGGCATTAAGCAATTGGTATCTGATGCTGGTGCAAGTGTTGTAAATGCTAACGTAACTGGTTATTATGGCGCTGGCGCTCCTATCACAGGTATCGATACAATGGATAAGGCAAAAGCTTCTGTACTTGCAGTTATCAATGCTCTTCCTAATAGCATCAAAGGTAAGACTGATGTTCGCATCTTCGTAGGATGGGATACTTACAATCTGCTTATCCAGAAGTATGTTGATCTGAACTTGTATCACTACAATCCCGGAAGCAATGGTAATGCTCCTTCATCTGAGTTCATCGTTCCCGGTACATCTTACAAGGTAATCCCTGTACATGGATTGAATGGTACTAACGACATCTATGCCTTCAGAATGTCAAACATCTTTATGGGTGTTGACCTTCAGGGTGAGGAGGACAACTTTGAGATGTGGTATTCTCAAGATGACAGAAACGTTAAGTTCAGTGCATCTTTCAAAATCGGAATTCAGTTCGCATTCCCTGATGAGATTGTTAAGTTCGAAGCGTAATTAATTAATAACGAGGGCGGTCAATAGCCGCCCTTTTTAAAACATATCAAAATGGCGTGTGCATTAACACAAGGTTATAGTTTAGATTGTAAAGATTCAGCCGGTGGTATAACCGAAGTGTACTTTATTGAATTGGCTAATGTTAGTACAATGGCTACTGCTTCAGGTGTAATTACCGGACTGACCAAAGCGTCCGGAAAGAGATTCTGGAAGTATGAACTGCCAAAAGAGACTGGCTCATTCACTCACAATCCAACAGTATCAACAGAAAATGGTACTTTGTTCTTTGAGCAAAACCTGACAATCGTAGTTAACAAGCTTTCAGCTTCTATCAATACTGAGCTTAAATTATTGGCTCAAAACATTCTTATTGCAGTTGTTAAGGATAACAATAACAAGTATTGGATGTTAGGTAAAGAGAGAGGTTTGGATATGAGCGGATCTACAAGCGGAAGCGGTACAGCTTTCGGAGATCGTTCCGGATACAGTCTTGTATTTGTAGGTAAAGAGCCGGATCAACTTTATGAAGTGAATAGCTCTGTGGCTAATGCTTTACAAACTGCTGGTTGATTTTAGATGTTTAATGGTTAAGCGCCTGCCTTAAATAGGCGGGCGTTTTTGTTTAATGGTATTTATTAAAGAATGATAAAGTTTACCAAAGGGAATACGGATACTATTTATCTGACATTGACTGAAAAGCAGACAATAACGGATGCGAATTTTCTTTGTGTTTTTCAATCGCGATCAACGAACGAAAAGGTAAAGTTTGTACTTGTAAATTCAGCCGATCAAAGTTTATATAAAGATCGGTTTAATGAGTTTGATATTGTTGTTAATATGTACTTTGCAACAAAAGAGGAAGGATGGTTTACTTATACGATATATGAACAGGCAAGTTCATCAAATTTAGTGGAAGCGAATGCCGGTGCTATAGTTGAGACTGGTTTAATGTTCTTATCCGATGGTCAGGATGTGACAACAACTAAATACGATAATCCAACAACATTTAAAGTATATGATGCGACATAGTGTATCTTTTATAAAGTTTGCCGATGTGAAAGTTCCGGTAATGAAGGAGCTTCCTAATAAGGGATGGGTATTATTTGGAGAGGATAATAAGTTTCCCAATATGCTGCTTAATATGTTCAATAAGAGCAGCAAGCATAATGGCATCGTATTAGGTAAGGTGAACTATATTACCGGCAAAGGTTTTGACCATGTGATACAAGCAAACCCTTATGAGAACTGCAATGAAATACTTAAAAAATCATGTTTGGACATTGAGGTATTTGGTGGGTGTTATTTGGAGATACAATATAACGAGCTTGGAAAGATTGGCGCTTTTTATCATGTACCTTATCATAAAGTCAGAAGCAGTAAGGATAATACTCAATTCTATGTTAAGGATTGGGACAGCTATAAAAAGAATGATGAGCCGAAGGTGTTCGCGGCTTATAATCCTAAATTGGATGTTCAGTTACTACGCAATCAGACTCAAATACTTTATTATAAAGAATATAGACCGGGTGTTGAGACATATTCTTATCCGGGTTATATGGGTGCGCTTAATGCCATTCAGACCGATATAGAGATCAGCAAGTACCATTTAAGTACAATAACGAATGGTATGTTTGCTTCAAAGATGATTAGTTTCTTTGAGGGTATTCCTACTGAAGAGGAAAAGCGCGAGATTGAGAAGGGTTTCAAAAGTAAGTTTACGGGGAGTGAGAATGCGGGTAATATTGTTTTGAACTTTGGTAAAGATCCAGCGAAGCGTCCGCAATTGGATGATTTAAGCAGTACGGAGCTGGATAAGCATTTCGACATATTATCTAAAAGCGTTCAGCAAGAGATATTCTGCGGTCATCAGGTAGTTAGTCCGATGTTATTTGGTATTCGCGTGGAGGGGCAATTAGGCGGCCGTAGTGAGATTCGTGATGCTTATGAGATCATGAAGTCAACTTATGTAAATGACAAGCAGCAGGCCCTTGAGTTGCTATTTAAAGAAATCACAGGTCAGGAGCATAAGATAATACCTGTTGAGCCGATTGGTGTGGAGTTTAGTGAGCAGACATTACTACAGATTGCTCCTAAAAAATGGTTATTGGAAAAGATCGGAATTGATGCAAGTTTATATCCAGAGATTGCACAGCCGGAAGGGGTTGCACCACAATCGCAGCCGATGGCCGTTAATGAGAATTTAAAGAATTTGAGCGGCCGCCAATGGCAGAGCTTAACACGTATTATCAGGAAGTTTGAAAAGGGCGAAATCAGTCAGGAACAAGCTAAATTGTTATTAAAGAGCAGTTTGGGATTGAATGATGACGAAGTGAATACAATGCTTTCAATAGATAATGGCATGGAGTTCAGTAGTCATGAGAAGGATGAGTTATTGTTAGCGGAGTTTGCAAAGTGTGGTGAACCGAAAAACGAATATCTGATTGTAAAAAAAAATAAATTTTTGTTCGTAGATAATGAATTTAAGTTTTTAAGTCAGGTTGAATTGGATGTGATGGATTTAATCCGTAAGGATAAGCGCATCACTCCTGAGATTATTGCCGATGTATTGGATTTAGAGGTGCGTGCCGTTCTTCAGATTTTGGCTAATCTCGAAAAGACGGGCAAAATAAAAAGTAAGGAAAGATCAATCGGGCCAGATAAGGTTGTTGAGAGGATATTAGCCGTACCTATTGTGCGTCAAATTATTGAAGATCAAAAGGAGAAGATTGCCGAAGTCAAAGAGGTTGCACCGGGAACAAGTCCAGAAATACCAAAACTTGAGCCGGAGACTTTAAACTTTAAGATTCTATATTCTTATGAAGGGCCGCAGGATGGCAGAAACAGACCATTTTGCGCTCGTCTTATGGCGATGGATAAGTTATGGTCACGTTCAGAGATTGAAAGCATGAGCCGCAGATTAGGTTACAGCGTATTTGATAGAGGTGGTGGATGGTGGACACAGCCGGATGGCACACGTTCAAAGTCATGCAGGCATGAATGGGTTAGTAATGTAGTAATGAAAAAAGAAAAATAATGAGAGATATTTTATTTGTCAGTCCTGAGAATATTTATGAGCGTTCATCTGTTCATAAGAATATAGACAGCAAAATGATTATCCCTGAGATTAAGGCGGTACAAGAGATGTATCTGTTGCCTGTTTTGGGTACTGCTTTATATGAGCGGTTACAGGATGGCATTGACAATGATGACCTTACGGCAGATGAAGAAACGCTTTTAAAAGATTACATCCGCGATCCTTTGATTCATTACACCATTAGCGAACTGGCGCCGGCGTTGAGCTTCCAATTGTGGAATAAGGGATTAACACGTAAGACTACGGAGAACAGCGAAGCGGTCAGCAGTTCGGAGATTGATGACTTTACGGCCAAGTTTAAGAATCGTGCAGAATGGTATCTGGAAAGACTTATAAGGTATTTGATTGAAGAAGCTGGCAGCGGTACAAAGTTTCAAGAATATATTAATCCGGGTAGCCGGGCGGATACTTTTGTTCCGAAGCGTACATCCTTTGATATTGGTATTTATTTGGGGAATACTGATGTAAGCCGTAAAGAGATGCCAAAGTGGTATAAATATGAGTTCTTATCCTGTTGCAGATGAATGGACAATATACTAACAAAATTCAAAAGCTATTAAAAGCTTATTTAAAGAAACATGACGCTCAATCAAATAATAAAAAAGCTGATCGAGATAGCATCCGGCCACAAAATGGTAAGGACGGCAAAGCACGTAAAAGCTGAAGACTTTATTGTCTTTGATTACAAGGATGTCGAATATCCTGCGGTATGGTACACATTAAATACGTCATCCATTACCGGAAAGGAAAAGACTTATCAAATTTTGGTAACTATTGCCGACATTCATCATGTGGAAAATATGGATGAATTAGAGATGCAGTCCGATTGTGAGCAGATCGGCCATGATCTACTTGCTCAGGTAGGATGGGACTTGCAGGAATGGGTAATGGAAAGGTCATTTAATTTTGAATATTTCCGGCAAGGTCAGGAAGATATATTGGCCGGGGTAACATTTGAATTAAGTTTAAAATTGCCGATTATTTACAATGCTTGTCAAGTGCCGAGCGATTATGAGCTTCCTAATGGCAATTTCGTATATATTAATACCAATAGATTTATGACAGTTGCGGATTTCATAGTAGGTGCCGGTCAGCCGATGGAGCAGGGGGATACTGAATATCAGGATAATCAGTTAACGATTGCTCCTTTTGTATTTATCGATGGGATATTACAGACCTATGTGGTCAGATCGGATAGAAGGTATATAACGCATAATGCAACAACAAAAACAATAACAATAAATGGCGGTGTCAATGAAGGCGAAAATATTAGGATTCTTTTGTAGTTTACTGATTGTAAACTTTTCTATTGGTCAGACTATTGACGGAGTTCTTTATACGAACTTCAACAACTATTACAAATGGAAGGGAGGCGCTTTTGATTCTGCTTTCCTTTTACCTACCACAGCGGGTACCAATGGGAAGCGTGCCGGTGCATTAAGATATGCCGCTGCTGATAGTTCTGTATATTCATGGAGCGGTACACAATGGATAAAGTTAGGTGGCGGTGGCGGTAGCGACACGGCAACTGTTGTAAAAGCCTATGTAACAAATGCCGAAGCGGTTACGATTACAAAAGGGCAGGTGGTTTATATCTTTGGCGCAAGCGGTGACAGGGCGTCTGTAAGATTAGCAAAGAATACAAGCGATACATTTAGTTCAAAGACTTTAGGTATTGTAAGGGCAGACATTGCAGCAGGTGCGGCAGGATGGATTACTACACAAGGTCAG